TCTAGTTCTTCTAATGTTGCTCCATCTTCAATCATTTCTTTTATCTTTGCATCAAGTTCCTGTGCTAATAAAACTTCCTCATAATTACCATCAATCTTTGCCTGCAACAAAGCATTTTGTTGTCTTACCTTTTTCAACCTGGAATCTTCGATCATATTTATAGTTGTCTGTCTTTCTAAATTCTTTCCAATCAATGCAAGCTCTTCTTTTCTAGCGTCTATTTGTGCTCTTATTTTGTCGGCCTGTTTTTGTGCTGATCTACCACCACCAAGATTGTCTAATCTTGCCTGTAAAGCCTGTAGTTCTGGATCGTCTGCTGCTCCTCCTACAACTGCAAGTCTGTTTGTTTCGGCTCTTGCTGCTTCTGCTTTAATGGGGTTAGCAAGTAAGTTTAATACAGGTGCTAATGCTGCTAACATTTTGGTTCCTAGAAGCTGAAAAGCATTTCCTATCAATCTAGTATTTTCTCCAAATTCTTTTAGATTTTTAACTCCTTTTTCTCCTATCTGCTGGTTCATCTGCTCAGTTACGGCTGTTAATGCAGCTTGTGTTCCCTCTGTCTTTTTAATTAGCTGTATTTGTTTTTCTCTTTCTGTTCCGTTTGCTCCTAAAGCTGTAGTTAATCCTTCAACATTAGGAGTTAAAATATTAAATGCTTGACCTAATTTTGCTGTTGAATCAAATAATTGTTGAGCCTGAGTTAATAATGCAGTAGCAACTAAACCTCCAGCAAAACCTCCTGTCTGTCCTCCTATTTTCGAGCCAATCAATCCACCAGTAAAACCAGCAGCAGCACCTAATGGTCCTTGTCCAAATAACAATGGAAATGCACCACTTATTAATGCTCCTGATATGTCTCCACTTGTAAACCTCGGTTGCCTGAGTTGTGGTCCGTAAACATTTGGCCCTGATCCAGCAAACTTTCCTCTAGCTATATCAAAGTTTCTTTGTCTTTGTCTGTCTGATGCACTCGTGCTAGTGCTAGTTCCACCACTACCTTTTCCAGTAGCTCGTTTTGTTAGGTTTAAATCTTCTTTTTTTAATCTATTCGTTTTTTCTAGTTCCCTATTTAATCTTTTTTGTGTTCTTTCCTGTTTTAAAAGTAATGCAGCTTTATCTCTTTCGTTCTTCAGTAGTGTCTTAGAATCGCCTTTTTTTCCCTGTGCTAACGCATTTAATTTTGATATTCTTCTTTCTAAATTAGTTATCTGCTGGTTTATCTTCCGAACATCTAACTTAATATTTACATCGTAATTAGAGCCAGCCACTAATTTTTAGAAAACATTAAACCTAGTTTAGCGTACCTTGCGAGTTTGAGCCTTTCTTTTTGCCTTTTCGTATGCTTTTTCTTCCTCTTCAGCTTGATGGTTAAAATATGCGTTCCAGCCATACATCTCTTCTAAAGACATTTTGTTTCGTACTTCGACTAATGTCATGCCTAACTTTTCTGCAATAAAAAACTGCATATGAAGGTAGCTATTCTTTTTTAATTCAGCTTTTTACGGCATCAGGGGTAGCCTCCTCTCCCAACTCTTGCATCTTTGTCATAAGTTCCAACAATACTGACAAGGGTATTTCTCTTCTGAGACTTGCCCTATCAGCTTCCGTAAATAACTTGTTGCCAGTTTCATCTTCAGCCTTACCAATAATTACCTGGAGTGCAAAGTCTAAACTACCTTCTTCCTGCCCTCTGTTTGCTTTTATTAGAGTAGTATTTATTGTGTCTCTATCAGCAATAGTCAAAGGTGTCCAATAAACTTTCAAAACTACCTGACCATTTTTGTAGATTTCATAACTGCTTTTGTTGTCTACACTAAAGGCTTTCTTTAGTTTGTCAATTGCTCTTTCTGTTGCCATGCAAAAATAATTTTATTATCTATTAACTATACTACTACTTTATTACTTAAAGCCAACCTTTTTAAATGCCATTGCTATGTCTTTGTTAATAAATCCTCCTTTTGTATAGATGTTGTACCAGTTTGGTCCTCTTGCAGTCAAAGCGTGTTGTCTACCATGTTCGGCATAAGTAACAGGATTTCCTTTTAGATCAGGTCTTTTTTGCCCTGGTGCGTTTATTGCAAAACCAGCATATTCGGCTCTGTTTCCAATGTACAAATCTTGCTTCAATGTAACATTAGGAACTCTTGCATTTTTTATCTGTCTAGCTGTTGGATCAGGAATCAAATAATATGGAAAGTCTGGTTTTCTTTTGCGATTTGCCTTTACAGGATTTTTTGAAACTATCCAGTTTTCGCCAAATGTTCCTGTCCACCACGGACCTTGTTCAGTAAGTGAACGTACTATTGTTTTTGCAGTCTCTTTTCTTCCTTTAATTATTGCCTTTCGTAAATCTCCAGGCATCTTACTAAAAGGTTTTCTTCTAGGCATTAGCAGTAAAGTCGCAGCTTACAACAGACAAGTAATGACTATCTTCTTCAACATTTACAGAAGTTGGTCCTTCAATTTGTAATACTCTTGGACTTACAGAAAATGTATCTGTGTAAGTTGAAGCATTAACAGAAGTAAGACCTGTAATAACTGTTTCAGCTATAGCAGATGCCTCTGCACTTCCCTTATGTGGTGGTGTCATAATTCCACATCTTATAGATCCAGAATAATAAGTAGCTGCTGCTCCCTGTGTTTGAGTAGTGGATTGTCCAAAATCTAAACTTACCATCACATACTTTTTATTTTTACCTGGAGTGCTAAACGGCATATTGTCAAAAATTACAGAAACAGTAGGATCTGCGTCTGTTACCGCATCTAGTATTGCGGTTTCAAATGCTGCTCGTGCGTTTACTAAACTCATTAGAAAATAACGTCAACTCTGAATAAATATTCTTGACCACCTTTTTGGGTAAGAATATTTGTTATCTTACAACCTCTACTAGATCCAGAAAATGTCAAAGTAATTTCATCTTGTAGTAAGGGTTGATTATCTCCTATCAAATCAGGTGTTATGTATAGTCTTGCCACGTTTTCTTGAAAGCCTGTTTCCTCAGTTGATCTTACAAATTCAATCGGAACTTTTATCGTATAGTTTGTATCTACTGTTATGTATTCTCCAGTTGCATTGTTATAACTTGATACTCCTTTTCTTGTATAAACAATAGTTGTATCTAAAGAATCGCCAAGTTGAGCAACAACCTGTTTTGCAATGTTTTTTAGTGCTGTATCTAGTTGTCCTGCCATTAGCCTCTAACCGCCCTTAGTTGGAAAGTTCCTGCTCCACCTAGCATATACGCTCCAAGATAACTTTGTAACCACGGGTAAACATCTAAAATATTATTTATTGATCCTGTTCCTTGACTATCAGTATTGTATTTAACTTCAATATCTCCTAGCTTTACTTCAGAAAAATTACCATCTTTTCCAGTAGTGCCAGTAATAGCACCAGTATCGTTTGCTAATGCCCTGGCTAATTCATATTGTGCATACTTAATATTGTTTGGAATAGTGCTACAAGACAATTCAACACCATCGACTTGATAGTTATTTCTTGGAAACTTTAATGCCTGTCCATCATCACATCTATCTCCGTAATAAACAAAACTATCAATCCATCGAGTAGCAGATATTAATGCTCTATTTTTCTGGTCGTCTGTTTTATTTGTCCAGGTTGAGGAGTCTGGAACTGTCTCAAAATAACTATTAGCTTCTGTCAATGTGACATAGCTATTAGCATTAGCATCTTTTATAGTTGCATTTATAGTGGCTGCCACGATAAGAAAGTAATTTTAGTTTTATTGTAGCGTAAAGAAAAAACCCCACCAATATTAGGTGAGGTTTGATGACCACAATTTAATACTATTAAGAAATAGCAGTTACATCAAGTGGTGAGTTAACGATTAATTCAACTACAGGAATTAAATCTACATCGTATGTAGCAGACCAGTTACTTGAATCCATTAACTGAGCATTTGTTGGGTTGTCAGTAGCAGAACCCCACTTAGTACCCATGATGTGATAAGCACTATGGTAGTCAACAGACATAACATCTTGCTTAGATAAGATGTTTCTATCTGATTCAATACTTAGAGGAGATTGCTCACCTTCAAGAATTGTTCCTGACTTAATTAAGTAGCAACGGAACTCTTTAATGTGTCCAGATGCACCAGGAGCAGATGTATTAACTTGCGAGTCAATAACAACATTCATTCCAGCAAATTGACCGATTGATGTTTCAGTGACACCAACACCGCCACCACCCCAAGTTACTGCACCACCAGTTGATAGAGCAGATGTTGAGAATGTAAGCATACCAACCTGATATAGGTAGTAAGCAACAGATGGGTGAATAACTAGAGTATCTAGCTCTTCGCCTCTTTCTCCAAGAAGTGATCTACCTCTAGCAACAGCAGAAGCAGTTAAGTAGTTTGCTTCAGCCTGACCAGAAGATGCACCTACAGCAAGGTCAAGATGGTTAGCACCTAAAGCACCAGCACCACCAGCAAATAGTCCATTTAAAAGACTAAATAATCTTGCTGAGTTTAGTTTGTTGATAGCATCTGCAATCTGGTTTCTGATGTGACCCATTGGATCTTCACCAGCAGCCAATACAGCTACATCATCAACAGCATACGCAAAACCTCTATGACAGATAGTTGCGATCTGTGTTCCTGTACCAATCTTCTGTGGTGTTAAATAACCAGCGTTACTTGTACCCCATGTTGCTGTACCATCTAAGATTTCCTCAGTTGGAGAGATTGGGTTAAATTCTGGAACTTGGATTCTTGTTCCACCTTCTGTTGCATCAAGAAGTGCATTACGCACAACAGCACCAGATTTAATAAATGCACTACGCTCTTTGATTGCTTCGGAGACGTATGTGCTGAGATTATTTCTCTTAACGATGTCCGCTAATAGGACACCGCCAGAATAATTCTGAAACGGAGCAGCCAT